TTCCAATCAATTTTTGAATAATCAGATCCTTTTATTTTTTGATACTCGGACAACCTTGTTCTCCTGTCGAATCGTAGTAAGGGCAAAAATCTGCACAAAAAGCCAATGGTTTTTCAGGAGAAGGTTTTAAATTGTCAATCACCATTTGCCGTGTCATATCTAAGTGCGCCAAAGCATCTAGTGCAATGGCTTCATCATAAGGTTCTGTGTGAACCATAATGTCTTTCATTTTGCCATCACGCGGTATTCCGACCAGCGCAACATCTTTTACTGTGTATCCGTTTTTAGTTAGCAAATACCCATACAAATGTATTTGCCAAATTTGTTGTCTATTGTTTTTGCCAAAATAGCGAGCGCCGCCTTTTTTATTGGTTTTCCAATCAATAACGGTCTGGTTAATTTTGTCATAACAATCTACATGTCCAGGCATACCTTTGTATTCAACAGATATTTCTAGTTCATATTGAACACCAAAAGGATCTTCACGCCTTATGGCTTCTTCTAGCCCTGTGTGGATAAAAGTTCCTAAAATGGCTCCTAGTTTGTCACCATCATTTGTCGGTTCTGTCATGGCTAGTTCATGCCAAAGCCTACGGTGGCAACCACCAACAGATGACGGGCCAACTTCCACTTGTTTAGATCTAGCCCTGGCATTGTCATTGGCTACTAAAGTTTTTGCAACCATGTTTTGTAGGTCAATCATTCTGTTGGCCAAACAAAATCAGGATATAACTTTTCTAATATCTTTCTAACTATCTTGATCCATTCAATAAATCTTTCGTTCTCACGCAAAATTTCAACGCTTTGTATTTTTAATACCAGTTCTTTGTAATTTGTAATAATTGCAGGTTCATTTTTTGAAAACTTTGTTTCAGACTCTCTTACAACAGTAACGCCAGGGGCAAAAGGTTCCTCTGTTGTTCTTGTTACTGTCATAACTTCTGTTACAGGATCTATGCGCCCTACAACAACCTCATTAGGAGCAGTAGGTGCTACAACATTTGGGCCTGCAACATTGCCTGTTGTGTCAGCCTTTGTAATTTGTACATATCTTTCACCCGCAGAAAGTGTGCCTTTAGAATAGGGGCTGTTTGCATCTCCACATACATCAGGTGTGCAAACAATTGTGCCGCTTATTACTTGGTTATTGGAATTGACTTTGACCCAACCGCCTTGATCTGCAACAGCGGGTGTAATGTTTGTCAGCGCTATTAAAATAATAATTAGTTTTTTCATAGTTTGTCCTCATTCCATTGTTGTCCATTCAAATCTTCCATAATTTTCATGTGTTCAATTTCTAATGCCACTAACTTTTTGTTAATTTTCATTAACTTAAAAGCCATGTTTAGCGGGTATGCCCAATAACCAATGATCATTCCCAGGGCTAATGCAGTAAAAAATAAAGTCATGTTAGATCCATGCTAGTGCGCACTGATGTGCCAACTGATCTAGCAATATCTACCTGCATTTTTAATCTGTTTGTATTAGCCCTAGATGCTAAAACTTTGGCCTGAATAATTGCTAGATCTTTGTGCAATTCTTCATTTTGTACAAGAGCCAAATCTTCTCTTTCTCCTACTGTGTAATTTTTTCCAGTAGGTGAAGATTTTGTAGATAAAGTTATACGCGATTTAGCCATAGCAATTTCATAATCTGCCTTGACGCTATGATAAATCGTTTCTACCTCTACTAAAATTTTATGCGCGTCATCAACTTCTTTTGATAACCCGCGTAATTTTTGCTCCACCATTGCAGGCGTAATAATTTCATTCATCAACCTGATCTCTTTCCACTAGGCTGATGTTTGAATTTTCGCGCTTGTTCTGCAACGCAATTACTTTGCCCGCATCTGATGACATGTTGAAAGGATCAGGTGTGAGCATGAACCCTGCGCTGTCTAATTTTTCTGCAAGATCTTCAGGAAACATGTCCAACTCTTGAGCCACTGCGCGAATTGCAATAATGTTGTAATGAACCGCAACCTTTAATCCGTTTGATGGTTCAAACTTGTTTTCTTTTTTACTCATTACATTTTCTCCATTTCTTTTTCAAAATTTGCACCGTGGCGGTTTACCATGTGGAAAGCGCGTTCAAATTTCCATGCTTTTCCTGTTCTTGTCTTACCAAATAATTTGTCACATTTTTTGCATTTGACCCACTCAACAACACGCTGAATAGGCGTATGTCCACATGTTTTGCATTTTGTTGGGGGTTTTATTTTTCCTTCTTTTCTTTCAATCACAACATCATTCCTTCCTCAACTGCTCGCCAAACTATGCAGTCATTGTTGTGGTGGTTTTTACGGGTTGTGCCTGTGTCAATAATGTAACCCTCTTTAAATAATCCAACTCTTGTAGGGCGCACTGTGTTGCCTTCAATCTGTAATGTTTTCTCTATCTCCTGATCAGTAGCGCCACGCAAGCCCTGGTTTAAAATGTATTCATAGACTCTGCGTTTCAATGATCCAGTTTTAGGCAAAACTTTTTCAGCCGCCGCTCTTGATGTGCGTTGAGCATTGCGAGCAATGATTACGCTGTTATCCATTAAGAGCCGCCTTACGCGCCAAAATGTGATCACGCAAAGTTGCGCCCTCAACAACCACATCAAGCAAATCTAAATTAAGTTGCCATGCGGCTTTTAATTCTTCAACATCTGATTGTGTTTCAACCAAACTAAATACAGCAAATGCACTGGCCTTTTCTTCTTCTGTGTACTCACGCTTACCAGCAGGTGCTTTTGCTTGTGGTGCTTGTACGCGTTGCGCTTTTTCCATGTCTTGACGCGTAGGGCGTGTTGGTTTTTTTGTAGTTGGATCAGTTCCCAAATAACCAGCAAGAGAAAGTGCGCGACCTGTTGCAGAAGTAGATGCATTTTCTAGGGCTGAAGTTTTGTTTACAAATGAACTACCCACCATTTCCTCTGCCACATCAACAAACATTAGAACATCACCGTAATAAATGTGACTTTCAACAATGTATTGGATAGGAAGTAATGTTTCAGGATCTCTTATTATCTCAACAATTTTTGCGTGAATTCGCACATCTTTGTGATCACCATGAATTTTAACTATTCGCTCTGCGGTGGTTTCATAACCTTCATAATTGCCAGCCATTATGCAACCGCCTTTCTTGCACAAATCTCTGAGCAGTAACTTTCTTTTGTAATTGTTGTGCCAACAGTTTTTGAGTATGTACTCATGCCGTGGTAAAAATCGGCTGTATTGCCGCACATGTCGCAAACAAAAACCATCTTAATTTGGCCTGTAATTTCTAGCCCTGTTTCTGCGTCTATCAGTTTTGTAGCCATTGCCTAGCCTTCCTGTTTGGGGCTAACTAGCCCGTGTAAGGCAGATTGAACACTATGGGGCTGACAAATACAAGAACCCTGTAATTTATCGGCGTGGCGTGGCGGTGGTGGCATACTAGGGGTATGGCACAAAACTCTGATCCGCACCCTAAAGGCAGAATTGTTCTTGCCCTGCACCAATTGTGGGTAGAAGTTGAACATGAGGCTTTATACCCTGATCAAATGAATGATTTGGCTAATCGCGCTCTTGAGTTGTTCGCCAACACTCTTATTCATTGCAAACAAATGAACATGGATATTAGAGACATAGATCCATTTATTTATGACAATGAAGATGATGATGAGTGATGTGCAAAGAATGTGGAAACTGCTCTAAAGAACACGCTCGTACCGTAGATGATGCTGTTGATGCGGCCCTAGATAGTTTTTTTAATCCAACCAAACCTTGTAAGCGGCGGTAACGCGACCTTTTTCAGGATCAATAAAGTGCAAACGCTGTGATGGCGTGGCACTTGCCGCAAGCATTACACCTGCGTAGCGGTTATCTGATTCAGTAGAACCTGTTTGATACACCGCACCCAATCCATTAGCCATGCTCCACTCTGCGTGTGTGTGATAGTGACCAATATAAACATCTCTAAATTCCCACGGATAAGAACCTGATCTCCATTTGTTTGCGTGTTGCACAATCGCACCAGGAGAGGCAAAACCGTTTCGTCCTACTTCATCACCATGAATAAGCAGGGCGCGGTAGTTACCAATCTCAATGCGCTGTATATCTTCAGGGCAATCTTGCCAGGTTAAGCGTTTTTCTCCTGATAACAATTGTTTTGATAATTCATAACACATGCGATCAAAGTTATCTGAACGCGGAACATTGTCGCGCTTTGATCCTATGCGCCCGTGGTTTCCCCATTCAGGCACTACCGTAACTTTTTCGTAATTGGCCAGCGCAAAACGCACCACATCAACAATCAAGCGAGAAACATTTACATATTGTTCAAAAATTGTTGCATCAATTTCAAATGCCTGGGTAGGAAAGTTAAACAAACCTTCAACCATATCCCCACCAAAAGCAATAGTGACTTCTTTTACAGGGTGATCTGCTCTTTGAATTTCTGTAATTGCAACAGCCTTTTTAGCAAACTCTAAAACGCGATCTCTCATAATTTCTGAGTTGTAACTTACAGTGCGTTTAGCGCCTTGCCAATCTGTCATGTGCCATAGTGCTACTTCACTTTTGGTTTTACGCTTATCAAACTTAACTTCAGGAACAGGTGTAATTTTTCCAAATGTCAGCATGGCATCATAGGCCGCTTGCTTTGTAGCAAAAACTAAATCTTCATTACGCTCTTTAGATTGCTTGAGTTGTTTCTGTAATCTGAGCATTGCCTGGCGTAATTCTTTTACATCATCTGACTCAATATCTTCAGGCATCTCATCAAATTGATTTTTAAGACTCATTGGCTATCTCCATACCGTGTTGGGTATAACCCTGTTTGTCTATCCATGAGTCTAAATAAGTTGGGTTGGCAAAACAGCGCACCGTCTTTAATGCGTCCATCATTAGAGCCACTTCATGCGGCGGTATATCTTCAATTTTTAATAACGCGCCCCAAATGCGCCCAATAGCCGTGAACTCAACTACCGCTTCACCGTATTGTTCTAAGCGTTCAGCAAGAATTTTGTCTAAATTTTCGGGCATGCACATTCACCTTTAAAATGCGCTCGCATAGTATCTGAACTGCATTTGTAACCTTCTGCTCTGAGCGCTCTTATGATCAAACTACGCGGATAGCCTTTGTTTATTGCCTCATCTAGTGCTTTTTGTTCTTCTTTTGGGAGTGATTCATAAAGTCCTTGATAAGCACAAAACCCTCTAGGCCTTTGTAACTTTGTCATTTCACTTAAACGATCTGATAAACCCATAATTGCCTCCTAGCCTCAAGCATAAGATTACATCATAAAATGTAAAAAGAGCATTTTAGACACATGCTCAGGTGTTTTATTTGGGGGGGGTAGAAAATTTATGCTTTTTTCTTTGTTGCCTTTTTTACTGTTTTTTTCTTATCGGCTTTTGCCAGTTTGTTTAATTCAAGCGTAACTACATCTGCAATAACCCCAAATGCAGGGTCTTTTGGATTGATTGCGCGGATTGCAGGCCCAGCAACAGCAATTACGCCAGCAATTAAAATTTCCTCTGTTCCTGTAAACCCATCACTGTATGCCACGCCTAGCGCCACAATAAAAGAGCGCACATAGGATTCAATTACGGCTTTAATTTTTGTGTTCATTTTTACTCCTTGAATTTAGGTTTGCCAAAGCCCACAATTGCTACGGGCTGAGACTTGCGGAGTTTACCGCCATTTTTCTTCTTGTATGCGCGGACTTTAATGCAAACTTTTCCGCCATTTCTTTGATCTCCCTTTTTATCAGAAGATGTATTTCCTTCTAAAACGGTTACTGTGCCGTCTCTATTGTCTTTTTCAACAATGCCAATATGAGAAATCCGATTAACATTATCTCCTGGAAAATCCATGAAACATATATCCCCTGGTTGAGGTGTTGCTGTTTCAGCATCTTGCCATCTGCCAGCCTTTTGAAAGGCTAAAGCGCCAGCGGCAGTTGATACGCAATTAGGTATTTTTAATTCAACTTTACTGGCACACCACATTACAAAACTTCCGCACCACGGCAAAAAATTAGCCTTAGTAAAAGCGCCGTATTTAGTTTGATTTTCTTTTGGGCCTTCAATTGTGCCAACCTCTGCTTTGGCTATGGCTATAAAATTATTTCTCTGAGTCATGGCTACCTTCTTTTAATTAGAACTATTGCGATTTAATAACATGCTATAAATTTCGTCTATGCGATTTTCTAAACGCTTAATAGTGTCACCTTGCCTATTTTGCTCGTCACGCAAACTGGTTCCGCCATTGGGTTTAAGTTCAGCAAGATAGTGTTTTACAAGCCATCTAATTGCGGCTATAAAACTACCTAAAATAGTAATAATACTGACGGCTAATGCCGCCCAATCTAATGCGCTCATAAAAAAAGTATAACGGTTATGTCCAATTTATGACGCGAACAGTTCCAGTGCTATCTACTATCTTTGCCTCATTATCTGTAATGTTTAACCACGCATCACCAATACGGTAGTAAGTTGGATCAACAGTTACATTAGGAAATGTAAAACGCACCGCAGTTTCTAATTTATTTAAACGGTTATCGAGGTCTTTAAAAATTCTTTGTAAGTCAATTGGTTGGTTAATGTATGCCATTTATATCTCACGCTCCCTGTGCAAGAGTTAAGGTGACGCGCTCAGGGCCATCTTCACCTGGTTCAACAGTTAAACCAACAATACGGTAAATCTCATCTAGCGTATTTGGGAAACGGCTATCAGTAATAATAATACGAGCATCATCTCCCAGTTGGTAAGTTCCAAAAACAGGATCTACATAAGCAGGCACTACAACTTTAAGCACCGTAGGAGGATAAGAAGTTGCGCGAGCCTGAGCCGTTGCTAACTCTTGCAAAACCGTTTGATCTGTAATGTCTGAATAATTAGCGGTTGTTTCTAGCAAAGCCCAACCATCTAATAATAATGTGGTGTCTTGCCCTGTTGCCAATTGCTTGCCTTCATTAGATCCAGCGCCTAGTGCATAAACCGTGTTGGCTACAACTGAGCCATCTTCAGGGTATTCATACTCAACCATGTTGCCTGCGGGAAATGTAAATACAGGAACATTTGGATCACCGTATGAATAAACCAAACCACTACGCGGAAAATAAGTGTTAAAGTTTTTAACAGGCAGATCTGTAATAGCGTCATATTCAACATCAATTGAGAAATCAAAACCATCTGCTTGACGGCTAAGATCTTGAATTGCTTGAAACACATTTTTATATTCATAGTTATAGTAAGTACGGCTTACCAACACACCTGATGCTGTCTGCCCTGCGCTGTTATAGCCAACGCCTATGTCACCATAAGTTGCAGTTTGTGCATCTTCTATAAGGGTTTTGGCAATTACTAATTGGTCAATGTTTACAAAATCAACATCTTGCGTGACGCGCCTGTGATCAAAATAAG